TTGGATAGTCTCATTTTACGACCTGTCTTTGTTAAGTGGAGCAACGGTCGATTCCTACTAACCGTTTCCCCTCCAGCCGCTAAACTGGAGGGGGCTCAACACTCAAGACAGAGTTAGTAAAAATCCTTTTTTCTTTCCCATAGTATATCGGTACTTGGCGGTTCCGACCTATGCTTTTTCAGACGCCAATCTGAAAATTTTTGGAGAGTTACAGAGGCACTGGTGCGGACCAAGGCTAAGGAGACTAATCTTCTCTGTAACTCTTACATCTATACTACCATGAAAGAGTCTGACTCACCAGTTGACTCATGCTCAAGAGTTAGCGGAACTAACAACAGTAAATCCTGTTATAAGGTTTTGGCGTTTAGCGGTTGTAGATTATATCGGAGATGACAAGAGCCTCAGGTTTCCCCAAGGCTCTCGATTACTTCCTCCTGCTCACTCCTGGCGTCAGACCAGGATTGTTGTTGGTCCTGTTGGCTGCTGCCTTAGCTCTCTTCTCTCTGGCTTCCTTATCGATTACTGCTGGAAGAGATGCGATGAGGCACTTGCAAGCGTAAGCGATAGCATCATTCTTGCTGACACTTCCTCCATAGCCTCCATAAGGTCCCTGCTTGCGCAGTTCCATCAAGGCTACTGCCTGCTCTACGAGGTCCATGGTCTCTGGCTTTAGGTTAGCGGTCTTGTACATGATTAACTCCTTGTCCTGTTTGTGTTATATAGTATATCGACCATGTAGCTATTTAAGGGAAGTTTGCTAGTAAAGGAATTAGCTATTTACAGGCAATGTGTGTGTTATTTACTGGGAGTCGAGATCTTTAAGTGTGTGTTATTTACTGGGAGTTTGTATACGCGCCCGCGCGTAGATCAGGGAAGGCTTCTACGGTCCTGGGGAACTCCACACGGGCGCTGTCTAAGCGAAAAAATTTCTGCGCACGCACGAGGATCAAATCTCAGGATCGAGACTGTTGTTTTCCTTTGATTTCGACGGTGATTTCAGCTCTTGTTTCAAACCGTCTGAGAGGATTTTAGAGCTAATTAAATCGTTATCCTAAGACTTACCCACAGCAAATAAAAACAATTCCCTACGGGGCTCTCAGGTGCCTTAAACATGCCTTCTAGTATGCATCTCTGTACATCGTAGGCTAAGCATAATTCCGTTACCATCTTGTTATCTGGATTCTATGCATTATATCGAGTCCCAAGCACCTAAGTGTCGATATACTATATAGCGAAGGAGAAAAGCTCCTAAGCCTAGATAGAAATGGTGCGGACCATGGCTAAGGTAAATTACAAGGAAATCACAGAAGCCTACAAGAGCGGTGACAAGAAGACCGCTAAGGAATTGATCAATAAGATGAACGCAGACACTACTGCAAAGAAGGCTAGGATTGCAGCACAGATTAAGGCAGGTACTTGGAAATGAGATGGTTTAGAATTTTAATGGCGGTACTGTTCGTACCTATCATGCTCGGAGCAATCGTGATTTCAGGGCAGCACACCTATGAAGTTCTTGTAGGCACTACAGGCACTACATGGTGGATCGCTCTAGGAGCTGCTGTAGTCATTGATGCGGCTATCGTCTACTTAGGTACACAGACTGCCTACATGGCTACACAAGGAGACGACATCACCCAGATCCAGGTGGCTACATGGTTCTTGATTCTGGTCAGTGTAGGCGTCAACTTCCTACACGGCTACATGAGTGGAGGATTTGTAGGCGGACCTGTAGCCATGATTTATCCTGTAGTCGCAGCCTTGATCTACCACTTCTTCATTGCCGACAAGATTCGCAACAGCCTACGAGAAAGAGGCAGGATTCTACCAGAAAAGCCTTTGTATGCTCGTTCTCTGAATAAGGCTACACGTCGTGAGCTGGACAAACAGTGGGCAGACCTAACAGGGCTACAAGCAGCCGACAACCTTGCCTACATCGAGGCTACAACTGTAGGCACCTGGCGACAGGCACAGCCTACAAGCCTACAAGCAGAGGCGACAGTGCCTACAGAGGATGCCTACAAGGCTACAACCTATGACTACAGCCTGCCTACAACGGATACAGATGTAGCCCTACAGTTGGCTACAGTGCCTACACCACAGACTACAAGCCTACAAGCAGAGGCTACAACTGTAGGCAGTGTAGTCAGCCAGGTGGAGACAATTCTAGAAGGTGTGGATACAAGCGTCGACACTCCAGACTACTTGGATACATCGATGTCGGTTCAGGAGATGTGTAGCCTACTTGTAGCCAACGGTGTAGTCGACAACACTACAGCCTACGGATATATCAATGCACTACTAGCCTACGAGGTTCCTAAGAAGACAGTTCAGACATCCATGAAGAGGGCACGAGACAAGATCTCAGCTTAAGTGAAACGACCCTACTAAGAGAAAGGATCACTATGACAACTCAAATCAGGAAGGAATGCCCATGCCAGAGGAAGGGAGAGTTTGCACCAGATGCAAGCAGTTCAAGATTTGGTCAGAATTCAATAAGAGAGCGAAAGGATTGAACGGATACCAGCCTAAGTGCAGGCAGTGTCAGAAAGAGATTGAAGCAAGCTACGCAAGAGACATGGACAAGCACCGAGCTGCCATGAGGAAGTACCAAGAAAACCTTAGACGAAAGAAGACTCAAAATGACTTTCCAGGAAATGATTAACGACGAGAAGTTCCAGACCATCCTAGAAGATGTCCTTATCAGCTTTACCGCAAGGACACAGGATGTAATGAAGGCTATGCCAGAACTACGAGCAAGGGCTCTAATCCTACAGGAGAGCATCAAGGAGGCACAGAATGATTAGTACCGGAGAATTGATTGAAAGGCTTTACTGGGACGACAAGATTGCAAAAGCTAAGGCTTGCACAGTCTTGACCGAGGATAAGCGAGCCTCAGTCGTTCAAAGCCTTGAAGATTGCAAAGAACTCATTCTGAAGAAGTACACAGATCCCAACCTGAGGAGGGTTTTCGGTGACTAAGTTCGTACGTCATTACTCAAACATCTTCGATAAAGTGCTAGAAGGACTACCGATGTTCATCGCTTACGGCATCAACATAATCCTTATCCTAGTAGGATTTGTATTAGTGTTCTGGCTGGTCACAGGTATCAGCTTGATCTGACGATAAGAGCCTAGAGACTAGACCCTATCTTGCTGAGTCTGTCTCTAGGCTCTTAGAGTTAGCGGAACTAACAACCGTGATTCCTGTATAGAGAGGTTGGTGATCGAGGTGTGGAAGAACATCTTCTGGATTGCTGTAGCAGTAATACTTTACGTAGCTATCATAACCAACGTGGTATCAAAGCTGTGACAGCCGTTAAATACCTAGAGAGGAATCTGCTGAACCGCTTCGATTTTATCTGGTTTTGCCACTGCCAGATCAACCTCCAGCAGATTCCTCTCTTTTATCTAACTCATCAAAAAAGAAAGGGGTACTAATCTTATGGCTGTAATCAGAGGACGACATAAGCTAGAGCTTATTCAGAAGCTTGCATCGGGCGATGTATCTCGTAGTGATCTGGCTAAGGAATACGATGTTACTCCTGGAAGCATTACCAGCTTTGCCAAGAGGAACGCTGAAGCTATTCAAGCTGTCCTTGCTGGAGTCGAAGACGAGATGAACGGTCTGTGGATCGCTAAACAGCATAAGCGTATCGCTGAGTACGAGGCTCTTGCAGAGCACCTGGATACTATTATTTATTCAGAGAGCACTTGGGATGCGAACAAGCTGAACGCTGTTCTCCGTAAAACTCAGGTACTGAGAAACGCTGCTGAGGAACTAGGTCAGCTAACCCTCAAGACAGAGGCCTCAGGAAAATACAACTACACCGTTGAGGGTGTGGACATGAGCAAGCTAGGAGGATGACATGCATGTATTCAAGCCGAGAGGCGCAGCTAAAGACTTGTTCGAGGATACCTCCAAGGATCTTGCTGTCGTTGGTCCGGCTGGAACAGGCAAGTCACGAGCAATTCTAGAGAAGATTCACGCTATGTGCCTTCTCAACCCTGGCATTCACGTGCTCATTGTTCGTAAGACGGTAGCCTCATTGAAGAAGTCAGGACTCAGGCAGTTAGAGGAGTTCGTTCTTCCTGAGGCTATCGCTTACGGAGTAGTCAGGTGGTACGGAGGATCTGGTGCCAAACCTGAAGGCTATTACTATACTAATGGATCTAACATCTCCATAGGTGGAATGGATAATCCTGATAAGGTGATGAGTACCGAGTATGATTTCATCTTCGTGCAGGAAGCCACAGATATTACCGAAGAGGATTGGGATAAGCTCAAGTCTCGTCTAAGAGGTAGAGAAAGTATCGTTCCTTTCCGTCAGATCATCGCTGACGCCAACCCTAATGCTCCTACTCATTGGCTCAAGATCAGAATCGATCAGGGGCTCACTAATGTCATCCATGCTAAGCATACTGATAATCCTGTTTTCTATAACGATGACCTGACTCCTACTCAAGCAGGTAAGGATTATGTAGAAGGTATTCTTTCCAAGCTTACAGGATTGCGTAAGGAACGTCTCTACTACGGTAGGTGGGTAGGTGCTGAAGGTATCATCTACGACACATGGGATGAGAGTCTGCACCTTATTGATTCATTCCCTATTCCTGATTCATGGACACGCTATTGGACTGTCGACTTCGGTTATACCAATCCTTTCGTTTGTCAGTTCTGGGCAGAAGATCCTGATGGCAGGCTGTATCTGTACCGAGAGATCTACATGACACAGAAGCGAGTCGATGAGCATGTCAAGGATATCTTAGCTCTCATTACAGATGAGGATGGTGTCTGGAAAGAGCCTAGACCAGCCAAGATTATTGCTGATCACGATGCTGAGAACCGTGCAACGTTTGAGCAGCTTATCAATCAAGGTACATCAGCAGCTCACAAGGCGGTATTAGAAGGCATTCAGAGCGTGCAGGAGAGATTTTCTATTGCAGGTGATGGTAAGCCTAGGATCTTTATAATGAAGAATGCTGTCGTGCAGAGAGATCAATCTTTGATTGATGCCAAGCGTCCTACCTGTACTGCTGAAGAAGTAGTGCGTTATGTATGGAACAAGGACAAGGAAGCTCCTGTAAAAGAGCACGATCATGGTATGGATGCCTTGCGTTACATGGTAGCCGATAAATCTTATGGATCAGTATTCAGGATGGAGTGGTCATGAAGATCAGAGAAACCAGCAGAGCTGCCTTGGTGAAAATCAAAGAGCACCTGCGTCACTCCAAGATTGATTCTCTTAATGCGGTGTCTATTAAAGCTGAAGGACTGTCTGCCAAGTTCACCAAGGCTATGAAGCGACACAGGACTAAGGTGAATATTCTTGGAGGTTTTACAGCTTTTGTCGTGGCAGGATTCTACGGACATATTATTGTAGGCTTTGTCGTATTAGGTCTTTCCCTATTCGCTATCGAGTATTTGTCAGGAGGTGAGTCTAAGTGAGATTCCCTAGCATTTTTACTACTATTGATAACAGCACGCCTATTGGCTACACTGCTGTCAATACTACAGATGGTACCTACAACAGCAAGCCTGAGTATCGTATCCAGATGGAGACTTATGCTGCTAACTCAACACTGCACAGCGTAGTCAGTTTCCTATCCTCAACTACATCTCAGGTAGGCTGGAAGCTTTACCGTAAGGCAGCATCAGGCAATAAAGAGGATCGTGTAGAGGTTATGGTACATCCTGCTCTCTCAATCCTTAATAAGCCTACCCAGTTCTCTACCCGTCAGGATCTATTTGAAGCTTCTCAACAGCATGTAGAGCTGGCTGGAGAGTCTTATTGGGTGCTTGAGCGTTCTGCTGGAGGTATTGTCAAAGGTATTTGGCTTGCTCGTCCTGACAGAATGACGGTAGTAAAGTCCAAGACTGAATTCTTGCTTGGATATCAGTACCTTAATCCAGATGGTTCTATGCGTCCCCTGGAAAAAGAGGATGTCATTCAGATCAAGACTCCAGATCCTGTTGATCCTTATCGTGGAATAAGCCCGGTAGCTGCACTGATGGGCACTATCGATTCAGAGTCTTATGCTGAGCATTTCCAGAAGAACTTCTTCCGTAATGGCGCTAAGCCTGGTGGTGTCATCCGCACTAACGTGTCTATGGGCGATGAGCAGTGGAAGAAGATGATTGCTCGCTGGAGAGAACAGCACCAAGGTGTTGAGAATGCTAACAGAATCGCATTCATGGAGCAGGGTGAATTCATCGATCTCAAGTACACCCACGATGATATGCAGTTCTTCGAGCTACGTCAGTTCTCTGCTGAGCAGATCATGCAGGCTTTCGGGCTGTCAAAGGCTATGTTGGGTGTTGTCGATGATGTCAACCGTGCCAACAACGAAGCTCAGGATGCATCATTTGCTAAGTACAAGCTGAAGCCACGTCTTGAGCGATTCAAGGAAGCACTCAACAACGAATACCTTCCACAGTTTGCCCAGATGGGATTGACTAGTGGATACGAATTCGACTATGACGATATCGATGTAGAAGACACCGATCGTGTAGCTTCAGAGCGTGATTACAATCTTAAGGCTGTAGAAACGCTTATCGGGCTAGGGTTTGATCCTGTAGCCACACTTGAAGCCTATGGATTCCCTGCAATTCCTATGGCAAAACCTACCGTGAAAGAGGTACCTGATGCACCAGTTCTATAATAGAGCCTCCTCTGGCAGGTTTGACATCAAGGATGAGGCAGGCATTTACAACATTTACTTGGACGGCATGATCGGAGCTTACGAAGGCATTCAGTCTGCTGATTTCGTGCGTGAGGTCCACAATCTTCGTGCTAATCAGCCTATCGCTCTGCACATCAACTCAGAGGGTGGCAACGTATTCCAGGCTGTAGATATCTTCAACGCTCTCAAGCGTCATTCTGGCAGGATCACAGCTTATATCAATGGGCTGGCGGCTTCTGCTGCATCCTATATCGCTATGGCAGCCGATGAAATCATCATGGGTATGGGATCACAGATCATGATTCACGATGCTGCTGGTCCTTTCTTCGGTAACTCAGAACAGTTGGATCAGTTCAAGAAAGACCTTGAGCGTGTTTCTGACAGCATTGCTAGTTTCTATTCTTACCGTGCAGGTGGAACTGTAGCCGAATGGCGTAAGCGTATGAAGGCAGAAACCTGGTACAACGCTGAAGAGGCTGTGCGTGCAGGTCTTGCCGATAAAGCTGAAGGTACTGCTCTTAACGTTCAGGATATCGCTTTGAGGAACCTTTCCTTGAGCAATTGTGGATTCAAATACCTAGGACGTGAAGAAGCTCCTGATCCTTTTGTTAGCTCAGAATCACAAATGGTCGATAATTTCAATGACACAGCTTCTACTGCCGAATCAGTAGACCTAATTTCCTTGTTCAAATCCGCCTTGAAGGAGGCATCGTGAGTAATTTCCCCGATGAGCTTGGTAAGCTCCTGGAGACCCCTGAGGCGGCTTCTGCTGCATACAAGGACGGATCTCTGTCTAAGGCAGTCAACGGATATGTTGCCAGCCACACCGCAAATAACGCTGATGTTGTAGGTCAGTTGAAGGAAGTAATGGCAGCTACCATGACTGAGCTGCTTGCTTCAAACAAGTCTGAGGACGTAGTTTCTACTGCTCCCAAGGCTACTCAGTACAGCAACCTTTACAACCCTTCAGCACCTGGCGGTCCTCTGGACAAGCTAGGATTCAAGAATGTTGGTGAGTTCGCACAGACTGTATGGCACAACAACCTGAACCCAACTTCAGAGGAGCGTGACCGTATGGCTAAGATCCTGAACTATCAGGAGAAGGTACCTTCAGAAGGTGGATTCCTAGTTCCTGAAGAGGTTCGTGCAGGAATTCTAAGCCTTGCTCTTGAAGACTCTGTAGTTCGTTCTCGCGCTACCGTAGTTCCTATGAGTTCAGCTACTCTGCGTTTCCCAGCAGTAGATTCAACTACCAATTCTGGCTCCGTTTACGGTGGAATTGTTGGTTCTTGGACCGAAGAGGGTGCAGAGCTAGTCGAGACTCAGGGTGCATTCCAGGCTATCAAGCTTAACGCTAACAAGCTTACTGCACTTGCTGTAGTAACCAACGAGCTGGTACGTGACGCTGCTGGCGGATTCAACATCTACCTTGAGCAGCTATTCCCTAAGGCTCTACGCCACTTCGAGGATCTAGCATTTATCAAGGGTAACGGTGTAGGTCAGCCTCTTGGTATTCTTAACGCTGGTAACTCAGCTCTTGTTACTGTAGCCAAGGAATCTTCTCAGGCTGCTGACACTATCGTATGGCGCAACATCCTAAAGATGTACGCTCGTATGCTACCTACCAGCCTTGCTAACGCTGTCTGGCTTGTTACTCCTGAGGCATTCCCTCAGCTTGCAACCATGACTGTTGAGGTCAAGAATGTTGCTGGTTCCGAAAACGTAGGTGGATCTACTGTATGGTCAGGTAACGCTGCTGACTCTCCATTCTCAACTCTACTTGGACGCCCTGTCATCGTTACTGAGAAGGCTAACCTTCTTGGTGATGCTGGTGACATCGCATTCGTAGATCTGAGCATGTACCTTGTCGGTGACCGTCAGCAGTTGAGCATGGATTCTTCTGCTCACGCTAAGTTCACCTCAGACAAGACAGTCTTCCGTATCATCGAGCGTGTAGATGGTCGCCCTTGGGTTACTTCTGCTATCACTCCTACCAACGGTGGACCTACTCTTAGCCCTTACGTTCAGCTTGCTGATCGCGCTTAATCAAACCTGGTGACACCTTTACCGTGATAGTGGTGTGACAGCCTGGAGAGACAGGCACTCTAGCCCGTACCGTAACAATGCGGAGTAGGGTCAACTAGGTAGGCAATAAACCCCCTGCCAGAGAGAAGGATATAATGTTCGCACTAGGAAGACTTTTCGACATTTCTGCTGGTCTTACTCCGGTAAACATGGCTACTGCTGCTAACACAGGTAAGCGTGTATCTCTGCGTAATGCTTCTGGAATCACTATTGTCGTATTCAAGGGTGCCGGTACTGCTGGTGAAGACCCTGTCATGACTCTGAAGCAGCACACTGCTGCTTCTTCAGGCACTACTGCTGATCTTGTAGCTATCGATCGCTACTGGGTAAAGCAGGAGGCTACTCTAGACGGTGACGAGACTTGGTCAAAGGTTACTCAGACTGCTGCCGCTGCTGTTACTGGAAACGGTACATCTGCCGAGGAAGAGGCTATCTACGTATTCCAGGTAGATGCTGCAAGCCTTTCAGACGGTTACACCCACGTAAGTCTTGATATCGCTGACGTAGGAACAGGTGCTCAGCTAGGATCTATTCTTTACATCCTACATGACCTTGAGGTTCAGCGTACTCCAGAAAACCTAGCCAACCCTCAGGCGTAATAGGAGGCTGATATGCCGAAGATTACAGTATTCGGAGGGTTCAGTTCAGAATTTGAGGTGGTCGAATGTCCTGGCAACAGCTCCTCGACATCAACGAAGCAGCTAGAGAAGACCGAAAGCCCAGAAAGCTTGTCGACTGCCCCGAAGACGGGCAAGTCCTCGAAGAGGTCAAAGGTTGCCTCCACTGCCGATTCTGTGGGAGAACCTACTAATTAACCAAAGGAAGGGGCTGAATTAGTTTTCAGCCCCTTTTCTTCTTATCAGAAAGGACCTGAGATGGCTATTTCAAGACCTTGCTACATTTCACGTGAAGCGGCTAAAGTAGCGTTGGAAATTACTTCTACCGACGAAGATTTCGCTGTCGACCTGGCTATTTCTCAGGCTTCAGACAAGATTGACGGTCAACTACGTAGGGTATTCTATCCTACTTCAGCTACTCGCTACTTTGATTACCCTAATAACGATCTTGCTGGTGTTGGGGAATTGTGGCTAGATGAAAATGAGCTGATCAGCGTAACCACATTGACTTCTGGAGGACAGACTATCAGCCCTTCGGACTACATTCTATACCCATCCGTACCGTATAACCGTATCAGTCTGAACAGATCCACCAATGCAAGCTTTGCTGAAGGATCAACCTACCAGAACAACATCGCTATTACAGTCGTATTCGGTTTCACAGATGCAGAAGTGCTGGCAACAAGCCTCCCTTCATCTATCACATCCTCTCAGACACTGGTAACAGTAGCTGATGGAGGTTCTGTAGGCGTAGGACAGCTTATCCGAGTAGGTACTGAGCGTATGTTGGTCAAGAGTAAAAGGCTTGTCGATTCTACTCAAGATTTGCAGAGCAATCTTGATGATCTACCTTCTGCCAACTCTGTTTCTGTCACCGATGGAACACAGTTCAACGTAGGCGAAGAGATCTACATCGATGCTGAGCCTATGTTCATTACTGCTATCGCAGGAAACACTCTACTCGTCAAGCGAAGCACTACTCAGCTTGAATCTCATTTAGCAAATACTTCTGTGTATGTAATGAGACAGCTTGAATTAATTCGTGGCGCTACGGGCACTACAGCCGCCTCAGCAAGCTCTTCAGCAAGCGTATACGTACTTACTCCTCCACCTATCGTGCAGCAACTATGTCTAGCAGAAGCAGTAACCACCTATCTTCAGTCAGGTACAGGTTATGCACGCTCTCTAGGATCAGGATCATCTGATGGAAAGCCAGCAGGGGCAGGACTTACTGAACTGTGGGCATCAGCAAAAGCTGTTTACAAGAGGTACCTGACAGGAGCTGTCTGATGATTACACGTTCCAACAAGCTTGCTGCACTAGCTACCAGAGTAGCCAAGGCTGCTGAGACTATTGAGACAGAACTGGAAACAGCAGCAATCGATTCTGTAAGAAATGTTATCCGCTCCAAGGCTACTACACGTACCGGTCGTTATGAGAGAGCTGTCACCTCGAACAGAATGGGTGATTCTTCCCGTATTCATGATGGAGGAATCATCTATGGTCCTTGGTTGGAGGGTACTTCCAGCAGAAACAGCAGCACATCCTTCAAAGGTCATCACCAGTTCTATCTAGCAACCTTGGAAGTACAGCGTAAAGCTAAGAATATCGTGAGGACCGAAATCAAAAGAGCAGTGAGAGGAGCCTGAAAATGATCAATGTCACTACCCTAACTGCCAAAGTAGTAGCTCATGCTATGTCTACTAAGCGTTTCAGCAGAGTCAACACATCTGAGAACAGGTCTGTGAGTAAAGGATTGTCAGCAGAACTGTGGTTCCAGAGGCTTACACCTATAGGTGCTCAATCAGGATTAGCATCAGTTACTGTCCGTGTCGAGTTTACCTTGAGAATTCGTTCTGAACTTCCAAGAGGTAACTCAGATCAGATCGATCCTGAGATCCTGAAGGCTGTTGACGATTTATTAAATAGGTATTGCACTAACTTCACTCTAGGCGGAGCAGTAAAAGAAGTAGACATCTTCGGAGCCAACGGTGCAGGATTGGAAAGCAATGCCGGTTATATCAAGATTGACGATGTAGATTATCGAGTGGTAGACATTACTCTCCCACTAATCATCAACGACGTATGGGAAGAGGAGGCGTAATGCCTAAAGCAAGTGGTATCGGTGACAACTTTTATGCCGGTGCATTTAACATCTCAGGGGATATCAACAGCCTTGGGGCTATCAGTGCTCCTCTGGCTACTCTCGATGTAACTGATATTACTCAGTCAGCACCGGAACGTATTGCAGGATTAGCTGATGGAAACATCTCTTTCACCGCTCTGTGGAACTCAGACGCTGATCACGCTGTAGACATCTTCAGAGATATGAGTCGAGCAGATGTGCAGCTAAGCTACTTCCACACTCAGGTAGTAGGTGCTCCTGCTGCTTCTATGGTAGCCAAGAAACTATCCTTCGAGCCTAACAGAGGTGCTGATGGTGACCTTAAGGTAGGAGTAACAGCACAGGCTAACGGTTATGGACTTGAATGGGGTAAGCAGTTGACTCCTGGAGTCTTCACTAGTGCAGTCAACTTCAGCGGAACAGGCTTGGATACCGCAGCTTCTGCTGCTTTCGGTGGACAGCTTTATGTACACATCTTCGGGCTTACTGGAACTGACGCTATCGTTAGTGTTCAGCATTCCAACGATGACGGTGTAGGAGATGCTTATGCTGCTGTTGATTCCAACTCTGCTGGCTTCACTGCTACTGGAGTAGGGTCTTTCCGCACTCAGACAGGACGCACAGCAACAGTTAAGCGTTGGGTCCGTATCAGAGTCACAGGAACCTTCACCAACCTGGTTATTGCAGCAAACTTTGTCAAGAATCAAAGCCTGGTGAACTTCTGATGAGACCATTGACTAGAATTGCTCCAGTAGGACCAGCAGCAGCTTATAAGACCTATGCGATTACAGTTCCTACTGCTACTCATACTATGCCTGCAAGCTGTTCTCAGGTCGATTGTCCTCAGTATTTGAATGGCTGGAAGACTATTCTCGACAAAAGTCAAGAGTCCTTAATAAGGATGGTCAGGTGTTCTGGTCGATCTTTTAAAGAGAATGTAGAAGGAACTATTCACACATTCGTGTTCGAGCCAGGACAGCCTTGTTTCAAGGCGGCTGAGCACAGAATTCAAATTCGTCCAGAGATTTATTCAGTTCGAGGCGGAGACTTCCGAGGCAATCCTCTACAGACTCCAACAAGAATCCATAAGAGACCTTCTGATTGGGTCGAAGATTTCAGTGAGAACGTAGAAAAGCTTACTGAGCAACAGAAGAGAGGTAATTAATATGGCTGGTAAGACTTCAGGCTTGGGCTGGACTACTCTGACCGTTAAGGATGCTGGCGGAACTGCTCGTGACATCCGTAACGACGTGAACAGTCTCCAGTTCTCCATGCCACTAGCAACTCAGGATGTTACCGGTATCGATAAGTACGCTTTTGAGCGTATCGCATTGCTGGCTGACTTCAGCATCACCTTGAACGGTGCAGCAATCAACTCCGACACCAACAAGAGCCATGACGTATTCTCCGGATCACGTCGCACAGCTCGTGAGGTTGTCATTACCGTTGACGGAAATACTACTACTAACACAGTAATCTTTACTGATTACTCCTTCAGCCGTGGTGCTGATGGTTCCTTGCCTTGGACTGCTCCTGGAATCCTAAGCTCCGGAACTGAACCTACCTGGACCTGATAGCAATACTGTTGTTAGTTCCGCTAACTCCTAGCGCGTACAACTAAGAAAGAGGTTGATGAAAATGGCATTCAAGAAAAAGGTTTATAAGCTGACTTGGGATGAAGGTCATCCTTACCATGGTCTTGAGATTAGAGTTAAAGGACTAAGTTTCGGTGACCTTACCCTGATGAAGGGGCTAGCAGGTAAGTCACAATTCTCTGAGGAGGATCTAGAGCCTATTCTAGAGCTGTTTGCAGACAAGATTGTGTCCTGGAACTACGAAGACGATAACGATGTACCTGTTCCTGTCTCCCTGGAAGCGGTTAGGGAGCTGGATGCTGGAGCTGTTGTTGCTGCTCTATTGCAATGGCAAGAGGCGGTGGCAGCCATCGGAGCCCCTTTAAAGAAAGACTCACCCTCTGGAGAGACTTCCCTGGAGGCTTCTATCCCGATGGAAGACCTATAACGAAACCTGACGAACTGATCGAAGCGGAGACGGTGCTTGGACTGTGCAGACAGTTTCACTGCCTCCCTTCACAATTAGAAGACGAGGGTGCTGAAATCCTAAAACTACTTGAGATTGAAGATCTCGGAAGGAGAGGCGAGGTCGATGAATGAAGACGTAGACATCGTCATCAAAGTCAAAGATGATGCTTCTAGCGAAATCCACAAAATCGACCGCACCCTAAGCAAGCTTGGTAATCTAGCAGGAAAAGTCGTGGAGAGCATCGGCAGTGGATTGGCTAACCTAGGTCAGTCTGCTGCCGATTTCGGCATGAAGATGGCTTCTGCTACTGCCAGCACTGTAGCTATGGGTGCAGGTACTACTGTGGCTTCTGGTGGAATGAACATCCTCGTAGGTGTGATGGTTGCTGCTGCGGCAGTCATTCCTGCACTTATCGCAGGATTCTTTGCGCTGGCACCAGCGTTACTAGCCATCGGAGGAGCAGCCGGAGCTGCGGTATCAGGACTTATTGGAGTAGGTGTAGCTGCGGCTACATTGAAGATAGGTCTAGGTGGCATCAGCGATGCTTGGGGAGCTTACGGTAAAGCCGCAGGTGGTGGAGGTGCTTCTAGTGCTGCTGCTGGCAA